TGCATGAAGTTTGCCATCACGGATAAAATATTGTGTTGAGTAAGTACACATAAAGTCAGACATACCATTACGGTTGTAATCTTCATGCATGCTTGGACGAATGTAAATCATTGTAGCACGACGAGACAATGGTGATGCTGAAAGTTCATTTACAACTTTTGTAAATTGATTTCCATTTTCTTTAGAGTAGATACACCAACCATAATTTGAATTGATGAAGCCATCTTTATCAGAGACTTGTTTCCAGATTGCAGGTGGACCACCAGGAATGTCATTAACATTCAATGACAAAGAACGATACCACTCAAGTTCACGCTTTACATAATCATGGTTTATTTCACCAAAGATAGATGACTCATCTGCAAGGAAAGATGCATTAATGATTTCAATTGTTTTAGGACCACCTTTATCAACAACGAATTCTTTATCAAGAAGTTTACGAGCAAACTCTTGTTGAATATCATAGACGAAGTTAGTAATCATTGTTTGTCCTTTTTATAGCGATCATCACATTCAGGGTGTTCCATTTGATGAATCATGAGAATAATTAATTGTGTAGTTGCATGTGCAAGATGTGATTGACCTGATTCTGGATCGAGGTCTTCACCAGCATGCCAAGCATTTAGATGACGTTGGATTGAAGAGTAAGTACGAATCCAAGGGGATCTACCACCATCATCACGCCAATTGTTAACACCATACTTTGCTGCACCAAAGCCAAGCACTGTAGCAATTTGAAGCAATGCTTCTGGTGGAATTAAACCGAGTTGCGGTTTGCCTTCATCGTATTTCATTATTGATTACCAATTGAGTATTGAGAATTTTTATTGTAGAGACGTGAATTAGAAAGATTACGCATTTCACTTGCAAGTTTGTAATCATTAATCTCAGCAAGCTTTTTCATTTTGCTAATTGGCCAGCAACACATGATACGACCCATTGGTTCACGAGCTGTAGGTTTTGTGTTTACAATCTTATAATCACGATCAGTACATTCGAAGATCTTGATAATGTCAGATGAATCGTATTCTACAAAGATTAAACGATCCACAGTCATACATTTACTAAGGTTAGTTGCATGCATTGCATTAACTGTGAAGCTACCATTAGGATGACGATTCTGAGTTTTCACTTCAATCTTCACACCATCTTTAGTAGTCATGTCTTTTGTACTATCATATTTGTATTCTGATAGTACTGCATCTTCAAGTTGAGATACTAACACTTCACCGATTTTACCAAGTTTTTCTTCATTAGTCATAAGAGCTCCGTCTATTATGTTATACCAGATATTATTATATCACAGTTAATGCCCGCTGTACAGGGTTTCATTCAACTATTTTATATGCATACTCTAAAGCCCGCTCAGCTTCTGTTTGAAGTGGGCGCTTAGCGTATATGTTGGCAGTATCCCTATCAAGTTGTCTAATCATTTCTGCAATTTGATTTGGACTAATAGGATACTTACGTTTGATTGCATTGCAGGCGATTGATGTCATGATCTTATAGATCATAGAGTAACGACCACTTCCATCGGAGTTAGCAATTACTTTATAATCATTAATCATTTTCTTATTAACGAATGGACAGTCGTTATATGTTGTCCATTCAAAATCATAGTTAGCGTTATCTTTCAACAACTCTTCTCTATGGTTTAACACTTTCTTTTGCAACTCTGGTGGTAACCTATCCATGAATGTAGCTACACTTGATTGTGCAACTTGCATTGGATGTTTACTTATGAGAGAAGATGGTTCAATGAAAGACCCAGTATTATTAGTAAAGATAAAATTGTTGCTGCTTGGATATAAAGCAGGTACGTAATACATGCGAGATAAGTCTTTAGTCTGACCGTCCCCGAGTCCGTCGAACTCCTTGTTGAGTGCGAACCAAAATTGCTTAATGAGTTCTTTCCGCACACCAGTTTTAAGTGGGAATACAAGTCGAAACTTCGGATGATCGATAGTACTACTAGAGGTAGAGTAACAAACGTAATAATAAGTGCCGTACTTAGCATAGAGTTCTTTCTGCAGATCACCTTCAAATTTGTGATCATCAATGTCAAGTGCAGCCCAGCCTGCCCACTCAATTACGTTATCATTAGCTCTAGTAGTTCCTGGTGGAAATACTGCTGGTGAGATTAAAGGTGACGCTTTTAAACCTGAAGGTGCTTTACGTTCACCTTTCTTAAGTTTATATCCAGGCGTCTGAGACATCTTATAAAGCATAGCTTCAAAAGATTCCCAAGTATCATGATGTAGTTGCCTATGAGTTTTATTGTCGAAAATAGAACTAAAGGCTGTCAAAGAATATTTCATAATGTATTTTTAGATTTTACTCTTCTAATGTTTTCCCATGTGTAGCCTGGACCTAAACGCATTTCTAATTGAACAGTTGTAATTTTACCTGAGTCATCAATGTACTCAGCAACACGAAGATTTTCTTTTAAGAATTCATAAACATCTTCCATGTTTCTACTTAACCTAGCACTACTACCATTACTGCCAACAGTAGTAGTAATAGATGCTGAGCCAATAGGTAAACCCAAACTGCTAATACTATTAGCCATAAATCTTATTGAGCATACCAACGTTATCGCTATGAACTGGTGCAACCCAACCTTCAGGTTTAATCAAATCTGGTAAACCCAATGGATTAGGTCTACTTGCTTTAATGCCAACTTCTTTATTCATGTTAGCTTCTAATACACGATCCCATGCTTTATAACTATCAACGTTGAATGCATCAAGAGTACCAATAGCAACCACACACAAATCAATCAATGCATCAACTGTATCATCAGCTGCTTTGCTTCCATCAATCTTTCCTGCTTGGTAATCTACCAATGCTGCACGCATTTCTTCAAGTTCTTCTTCAAGAAAATCAATGCGGAATTTAAGGAATGCTTCAAGCTTTCCACTATCCAACGTTTTCATTACAGGATGCACACCATATTTTGCATGCATATTTGCAATGTCTTCTACCCAATCTTTACTCATAACTTCTCCTTAATAATACTATTATATCACACATTTAATGTAATGTAAACTATTCATACAAATATAAATCCATTGGCATTGCTAATCTTAAGTTAGAAAACGTAGGATAAACATAGTGCCATAAGAATGACGGGAATATAACGATATCGCCTGACTTTGGTTCATGCTTTAAAAAATCAAAGTGCTTGGAAAAATGTTCATCATATCCACGATTAGCGTTTGTTCTTGGATCTACAAATACAATACTTCCCGTTTCATCACCTTCTGCTAGTAAGTATAGTACTGCAGATATCTTTGCGCCCATGTGGTTATGCGGTTGCATTGCATAACCTGTTTGATGCGTAGGATGTGAACCAGTAAGCCACTTCTTCATACGCCAAGACTTATAATCATATACTGAAACACCAAATGCTTCTTTCATATATGAATCCATCATTGGCAATATCACTGTGCCTTCTAATACTTTAAGATGATCATTATACCAACCATTCTCAAAATCAGAAGGTGGTAAACTAAGATCCATTTGCATTGCTTGGTTCAACACCTTCTCATAAACAGAAGGTTCAATCTTATCATATAAGACAGGTGTTGGCCATAGGTTGTTTAGACCTTTATTCAATATCATGAGAAGAAGTCTTCTAACGTTGCAACAGGTTCTGCTTTCCAACCAATAGCTTCAATGATACTTTTTGCTGGTTCAAGGAAAGCCTTTTCAAATTGTGTATCGTTATCAACGAATCTATCAAGTTTAAACTCTGATGGAAGTACATCAATGAATCCAATAACGTTTTCTTTAGTTGGATTGTTAGGATACAAATGGATGTACTTAATTTTATCACCACCACGAATAGGTGAATATGTTTTCAATCCTTGCTTAACCAACATATGATTATAGAGGATTGCAGCGCGTGAGTTTATTGGTGTACCCTTCTTGTAAATGGTATCCCTGTCTTGATACTCTTTGACATTCGATACTCCGCGAGGGAATGCTTTTTCGTGTGCAGGGAGTGTTTCAAATTTTGCTCGATAATCTTGAATAAACTTCTGAGTTTGAGCTTCCGTACCGTTGATGAGCACTTGAAACAACTCCGTAAAAGCCTCCCTACACGTGCCCGGTGTAGACGATTTGATCGCCTCGATACCCATGATTTTGAGTTTTGGTTTTGCATAGCGTACACCTTCATTGTCAAGTACGTTTAGGATATATCTTTTCTTAGCAGCCCAGATTGCACGATTGGCAATAGCTTCTCGCTTCATAGTGATACGACGTGTATGCACGTTCAATTGATCTGCAAGTTTGGCAAAGGATTTATCTAATACAGATTCCAAAGCTTCATCACAAAACTTATCTAGGAAGTTTAAGATTTTTTCTTTGTCTGTGAGTCCCGTTGTTTTAACGACCTGTTCAAGCGCCACATAAACAGAATCAGTATCGATAGCAATAACATAATCTTTGTATTTCTCGTTCTTCAACGCTTTGTTCAAATAATCGTTTACATGTTTCTCAGCCCAACGAATAATCATTTGGCCAGACAGTGTAATACCCTCAGCGATTTCCATTGTAAAGTAACGGAAGTACTTATTACCTAATGCACCATAAAGTGAGTTAAGCAAAAGTTTGATAGCAGTTTGTTGGTTCTCATACCTAGCGATATCACGTTCAATACGATACAATTCTTGCTTATTAGTTTGATCACATGCTTCAAGTTCTTTCTTAGAAGCAATCATCAACTTCTTAATCTTTACACGTTCATCATACATTTCTACAATGATCTTAGGCATGAAACCTTGTTTAGCATTGGAGAACATTTGACCAGAACCTGCAATATTAACACCTTCAACTTGTTCAGGAATGTAACCTTCAAGGATTGAATCAGGCGAAACACGATGATCGTGGCGACCTTTCATAATTGTTTCTGGACTCATGTTCCATTGCACAATGATGTTAGGGTAAAGTGAGTTAACGTCAAAAGAAGCAACCCAATCGTGCACACCGCACTGAGGATCTTTTACGTAACCACCAGCGTAATCAGATTTAAATGATTCTTTGTTAGGTGGTACAATAATGTTTTGTGGAGTTAGATAGCGATAGATGAGTGTATCCCAAATACCTGTAGTACCAAACGTATCATTGAAGTTTACACCAGCTTTGTAAGCCATAGTAAAACATAGAGTCATTAGGCCAATCTTATCTTCAATACGATCAACAAGGTCAACGTCCTTGATGTTGTAATCGATAAACTTTTGATGATCATTCATATAAAGTGAATGTAGACTACCATCGTATTCCAACTTATGTTCACCTAGAACTACGTAAGCGATATGATCGAGCTTATAAGTTTCTTGTGGACCAAATGAGAATCCAAACTTCTTAAACAGATCAAGGTAATCAATCTGTGAAACACCAATGATGTCATACAGTTGAGTCTGCTTCTTCATCATGGTTACTTGCTTTTCTTCAACACGACCCCAAGGTGAAAGCATCTTAACTTTTTCATCATCAAGAATACGACGGCAACGATTGACAATGTATGGAATATCAAAGGTACGCATATTCCAACCTGTAACTACATCAGGCATATGCGATGGTGTGTTCCAATGAGCAAGGAATCGTAGGAGTAGTTCCTGTTCAGTTGCACACTTGGTGTACACTACACGATTTTCTTTCATGATAGAAAGACTTATATCGTAATCACCAAGACCCCACACATAGAAAGTGTTGTCAATATTGTTCTTTAAACAAATTGCAGTGATAGGATACTTAGCTTCATCTGGTTCAGGGAAGCCTTCGTTGGATTGTACCTCAATATCGATTGTAGTTACATTGATTTGATTACGATCGAATTGAATTTCACCAGGCCAATGCTCGGCTACGTATTGAGCGATGTAATTAGTGTTACCATAGATCTCAAAGTTCGATACGTCTTTGTATCGTTCCATGAATTCTTTAGCTTCACGCATAGTTTCCAGTTTTACTGGTTCTACGTACTTACCATCGAGAGATTTGAATGCAGTTTGTTTTTCTACCGGCACATAAAGAGTTGGAGAAAACGGAACCTTGACGTGCATCCGTTTTCCATCTTTGTACCCGCGGTAGAGTAGAGAGTTGCCATAGCGGCTTAAGTTCGTGTAATATTCCATAGCTTTATTATATCACATTTAAATCCCGTTGTACAGGGATTATCGTGGCATAACATTAGCTATTTCAATTCCACTTCCAAACATCTTACTATAATTGTTTCGCAGTTCAACTGTTGGTTCAAACTCAACAGAGACCTTATCCATTTTAATAGTGATCTTATTAAAATCTGCGTATGGTGCATAAGGCATTAATGCAATACCGAATTGGTTACCACCATTCTGTGCTGGTACCAAATGAATTGCTGCTGGGTTACGCATAACTATTTCATTTGGTTTTAGACCTTCACTGACTTCACCAATAATGTCTTGTCCATTCATCAATTGATAACACATAATATTACTCATAATCTATCCTTTTTCTAAAACATATTCTATAAACATATTAGCTTCATATTCATTACTCAAATATTGCGTATAGCAATTTGCATTAGTGTAATTAAACATTGTGACTAAGATGCGATCTTTGTAGACACTGGCTTGAATAATCCATTGTCCTTTTTCAACTGGGCCTAGTGGCACAAAACCTTTTATCATGAAATATATATGGGAACCTAAGTTCCCATATTTTTACTATTTCTGAGCAGGATTTGGTGGCACCTTGCCGTTTACCCAATCCCAATCATCGTCTGTCATTGGTGTCCACGTATTCATCTTACCTTACCTCTTTTGTAAGTTCTAAATGCGTGAATACCTTCGCTAAGTCCAATGACTATATTTTTAAAGTTGTTCAGCAGCTTTATCATAGTCGTCCTCTGTTAAAAATTCTTTCTTGGATTTCTTAGCACTTTTAGCACCATTAACTTCAATCTTACGAACTGGTTGTGCTTCAATGATTTTGTCAAGAGCGATCTTTAACATACCATTCACCATCTCTGCTGATTGAACTTCGATCTTATCAGCTAATGCAAATGTACGTGTGAATGCACGGTTTGCAATACCCTTGAATAAGAACTCATTCTCAGAGTCGTCTTGAGTGTTACCAGCAACAGTAAGTTTATTACCATCAAGAGTAATCTCAACATCAGACTGTGTGAAACCAGCAACTGCTAATTCGATAACGTATTTGTTATCAGCAAGTTTTTTGATATTGAATGGAGGATATGTTGGAATGTTCTTCGTCAAGTCTTGTGCTTGTTTGGCGAGTTGAGTGAATTGCTCATCGAACCCGACAAAAAACTTGTCGAAGTCTTTTGAAGATACGTTAAGTACATCAAAGGGTTTTGCTGCGTCAAAAAATTTAGTAAATGCGTTCATGTTTTTGCTCCTATTAAGCGAGTAAAGTTTTAAAATAGTTACCCATAAGGCGTAACTGTAAAGTGCTGGTTACGAGATCCAGCGATGCCGTGCGTCGCATCCGCTTTATTACGCTTCGTTACCATAGCGGTCCTAAGGTGAAGCCTTTTATACGTCCCATCCCTGAGACCGTATTAGTAATCCTTACGTGTGTTTCCGATATTATACTTCGGACATAATTCCCACTGATCACGTTCTTTGTGAGAGATTACTTTAATCTGTCTAAGTGGCGCTCTATCTTTCGCCATCTCAGTATTCACCATCGTTACTAGACCCCAGTCCGCAAGCAGCACTGCAATCGTATTACGACGTTGAACATCATTCTCTGTAATGGTTGAAGGTTTTCCATCCAATACAAATAATTCTTTAAAGTGAACGATGAAATACCTACCTTGTTTATGCAGTATATGACATGATTGAAATAGCTTACGATCTTGTCGTGAAGCAACTCCAATACGTGTCAATGTTTCACGCACTTTCAAGAAGTCATCTGGCTCGTTCAATGTGACTTCCAGCATTGAAGCTGGCGTCCACTCGACGCTCTTTTCGTTATTTTCCACCCTTGTACATCCTTTGTGTCAATTGTCCCATTTGGTCGCTATTGAGTAAAGGAAGAACTTGACGAGCTTTCTCGTTGCTATATCCATAATACTCTTTAACGACTTCCAAATCATCAGAAGAGATTGGTTTGGCCCATTTGGCAAACCTTTTCTTCTTCCTAACTGTATTTATAAGAAAATCAAATTGAAGCTTCTTATCAAGGAAACTTCTTTGATTCATCTCATTAGCTAACAATACAGTATCGTAATGATATGAAAGAGACCTATTGACCATAAAGGCGTTATAGGATTTTTCACTGATGTCATCGACAATCAGATTTTGCTTAGTATCACAAATTGCATTTGCGAATTCAAATGGGTTCATAATGTATTAAAATCTTTTATCAAATATTCTACTCTAGGAACTGCTACGAATCCTTCTGACCTAATGATGTTGTTATATTCATCACGGTAAGTTTTAGATACTTGAAGTTCTACTTTCCAGATCTTTTTTGAATCTGGATCTTTA